CCATAGCAGCACTGTCAAAGCCCATCATGGCCATGTCGTGGATGACGTTAAGTGCGTCGAGTTTATAGTCTCGCGTCAGCAGCTCAAGCTGGTCCTCAAACTGCTCTCGGCTCATTTTGGCATATTCGGGGTCAAGTTTGACCTTAGCAATGGCGGCCACAAAACCTTGCATTTCCTCTGAGGCGCGGATATAACTATCCACCTCGCGAGCAGTGCAATTGAGATACGCGGCTGCTAGGAATAAGTCACCTTTGCCAAACGTGAGCGCGTCACGAATGGTTTGCTCGGTGACTAATCCATCCATTAGAGCACTACGGGTCATGGTTAAAACTCCAAGCCCTTAGCATAGCCCATGCGATGAAGCTCAGGCAGTTGACGTTTCATACGACCAGCCCCGATGTCAGGACGGTAGAATGGACTATTAGGTATCTTGACCTTTTTAACCGCACTGTAAGCATTGCGGCGAGCACCAGTGATTGTCTCACCAGTACCAGTGACCACCATCGTATAGTCACCACAGGTAACTAGGCCAGGTAAGTCCACCACTTTGTCACCAACCATACGTGGCGATGTACCGAGCATTACCTCTGATAGATGGATACGTTCTTCATCATCGGCACCGCGGATAGGAATACCGCAAAGCTCTTTATTTGTGATTTTCGAGTACGGGAAGTCAGGTAGCGCGATAACCACACTGACACAGACTTCACCATTAATTGCTTCGATTGTATCTTCACCATTGAGCAAATCTAGTTGCCATTGGATAGGGTCAGCGTTTTTAATATGAGCAGTCACATTGTGTTTTGATGGCCAACCGTCACGCATTGTAAATTCCATTGGCCAAGGGCCATCAGCATCAATAATGCAGTTGTTGTCGATGTAGCCCACGTAACCTAGTCGCTCTAAGATAGGGGTCATTGGTAGCAATACTTGCTCAGCAAGCTTACTGCGTTTCACCATGCGAGATAAAGTACCCATCTCACCAGTGTTCACGCCTAAGTCGTCAGCCATGAGTTTTTTGTATTCCCAATTCTCATAGAACCATTGTGACCACCCGCCTGGTCCGAACCAACCGCCCACGGCCATCTCAATACCGTACTTGCGCTCTTGCAAGATGAAGCCTTCAGCTTTAGCAGCTTTACGTAAGGCTTCGTTGCCTTTCCAGCGGTTAAGCATGTACACCAAGTCAGCAGGGTCAGAAGCCACATAAGACAACGCTTTATTGGCATCACCTGAAGGTTTAGACACAAGGAATTGTGGGTTTTTCTTAACGAAAGCGATGGCTGCATCATAATCGTGGAAAGCTTTAGATTCCATAATATTGATACCGACCTCTTTCATCGCCTTTTGCCCAGCATCACGATCAAGCTCAAGCGCAGCGGCTTCCACAGAAGGGGCTAGGATTGGGTATCCTTTAAGGCGATAAGGTTCCATGAATTGCAAGTAGTAAACGTTATCAGGTAGATAGATTAGGTCAGCCCAGTCCATCCACTTCTTAGGGATTTCGTTCCAGTCATTAATTTTTTCAATCATGCCAGTACCAGCTAGGCGTGGTGTACCATCAGGACGGGCTTTATCGAACCATTTAACTTGCCATCCAGCGTTCTTAGCGCGGAGGGCCATGTCTAAACAGTTGGAAGCGTTATCAATAATTAGTAGTCGTTTACTCATGGTCTTAGCTCTATCTTGGTACTTGTTGTTGAGGAGGACGTTGCTGTGATTGCATTACAGTTTGCATATATTGTTGCACTTCTGCTTGCACGTCATCAGGCTCACCCTGCATATCGCGGCTTAAGTTTGCCATCAATTGCGGGATTTGTGAAGGTGCAGTTTTACCAGCAGCCATTGTTGCGGGTTTTACACTTTGTGCCAACCAATCCACAAACTTAGGATTTGTCATCAATTTAGCAGTAGCCCTAGCACCAGTCATTGCACCGATTAATGTGCTTGCTGTTGCGAAATTACCGAGCAAAGCTTGCTCCATCAAGGCCGCACTACCTGCGACTGCATATTGAACAGGTGTCCAGCCAGTCTTTGTGATTGACTCATTTGCCATGGCTGAAGCTTTAGCGATAGTGTCCATATCGGTACGCAATTTACCGTCTTGACCTGAGAACATGGCTCGCTTAGCTTTAGGGTCCATGTTTTCCCAGTTCTTGATGAACGTCTCAGTAGAGAAGTCAGCATCAGGTTTAGGACGACCCATACGATCAATAAAGGTGGATTTCACAATGTCACGCTCTGCTGGTGTCAATGACTTGAGAACGGTGTTGATTGTGGTAGCGCCTTGCTTCATCTTGGTAGGATTAGTCGCAGCTTGATAGATTTCTTCGCTAGGCTTATTGGTACCCACAACCTTATTTAGAACAGTCTCGATGCGGTCATGGCCAGCGCGAGTAAAGTTGTTAGCACGGTTAAATGCTTTCAATACGGCAGGATCACCCGTTGCTTCGGCAGTCGCTTTCATGTCCTCAGACAACGCACCGTAGAGTCGTTTCCACGTAGCGGTAGACACATCAGACGTTAGTTTAGGGTCATTTAGCTTGTCGCCGACTTCTGTACGTAATGCTTTTAAAGTTCCACGAGGGATAGTTGTTTTAGGCGGTACGCCAGGGATCATGTACGGTTGTCCTGAAGGTCCCAACACTGGACTAGGTGATGGTGGTGTGCCACCAAGCTCGGTATTAAGCGCAGCTTCAAATTGCTTAATTTTTGAGTTTTGGAATAGCTTAGCCAACTCAGGAGTATCTTTTAGTGTTGAGTTAAGGTCAGCCAGCACAGCTTTAGTATTAGCCACACTATCCTGAGCAGTGCTAGGTAGTAATGCGTCATATTTATCATATAGCGCCTTCTGTGATTGACGGAAGCGTGACATGAAGCTACCTTCAGGGCCACTAATTCCTTTTTCAATTGCTGCACCAGCGATAGTTGGATCAACATTAGTTGCTAAGCTATCGGCAACTTTTTCAGCTTTAGCAGCAATAGCCGCTTGTTGACGTTCAGCTAGTTTATTGATGACTCCAGCACCTCCAGGTATCTTAGCGGCACCACTTTCAATAAATTTAGCTTGAGGGGTAGCCGCAGCTTCGCCCACACTGATAGGTGCGTTTACATCGCGCATAGTTTGAATACGAGCTTGCATACCTGGTACATTGGTATCAGCGCCTCGGATTGCACGACGGGCTAGATTGCTTGGCGCATTTACAACTGCTACACCGACACGATTAGCCGCTTGGCCAAGTGGTACATTGCCAATCATTCCTGCCTCGGCTGGACCTAAAGCTGGCAATACTCGACCTGCGACGTCTTTAACACCTTGTGGTAAAAACTCACCACCAGCCAAATAGCGACCTTCAGGTGTACGAGGCATGTATTGAAGTTTAGATGCGGCTTCTTCAGCCTTTTTAGCGGCTAATGGATCACCAACTCTACGACCTTTTTCGTATTCACTTGCGTATTTCAATCCAGCAGGAATACCAGTCGCTAAAGCAATAGGAGCTTCGACCACACCAATTACTGGGTCGATGATGTATTTCTTAGCCATTGAGCGATTATCTACCGATGGCGCAGCAACCTGTGGTTTAGCATTAAATTCCGCATTAGGGTCAAAGTCGTGCAAACGTTGCTCAGGGCTAACCGTAGGCGCTTCTTCAGCTTGAGGTTTGAGCTTACTTGCAATTGCCGCTAACTTTTTAGCGGAAGCCACATCACCTGCCTTATCAGCATTGCGTAACGCGGTCATTGCATCTTCGTAAGTAGCAGCCATGTGACACCTATTTATATTTATTGATTAATGCTTCATCATCAGCACTTACTGAAGCCGCGGCAGGTTTAGTATTAGATTTACGTAAAGTTTTATTTTCAGCTTCAAGTGCTTTAACACGGTTATCGCCGTCAGCTTTAATACGAGCAAGTACGCGATCAAGTGAGTTGATTGGCAAGTTACCTGAAACCACCGATTCCATCTCTTTACGAGCTGAGTCTGTCAACTGACCTGATAACCGTGGGTTATTAAGCACACGGGCAGCTTCAGTCTCAACAAATCGCATTTGAGCCAAAAATTCGGCTGTGTCAGGGTTATCCCCAGCATTTTGTTTAATCCAATTAAGTGTCTTGTTAGCATACGCACTGTTAGCCAATACAACTTTTTTGCTCAAACCTTTAGCAATGTCAATATTGGTATCAAGCATATTTTTATAAGGCTTGATCGCAGCCAAATCTTTCTCGTTTTGTGTGAGTGCCGATGTAGTAGCTTTAAATCCAGCTTTTGTGTCTAACACTGACGTACCAGTGGCTTCAGCATCAGCGCCCATGTCATTAAATGTCTTATTGTCGATGCGACTAACGTTTTGACCTGAATTAGCAAGTTGAGATTTAGCTTTTTGACCAGCAGCAGTCAAAGGTACATTAGTCAATTGCGCTGTAGGTGCGTTAGGGTTCCATTTACCACCACCCGTTTCGCCTGGGATCTCACGTTCCTCGCCAGTCACAGAATTGAATTGCACAGGCACCATCATATTGCCACGTTGTACATTTTTAGTGACCCATTTACCTTCAGCAGCTTTACCGCGAGATGCAATTAAGCTTTCAATGTTTTGACCGCTGAGTACCGCTTTATACACATCGTTAGCCATTCTAGTGGCATCCATTTCTGTCTTAAGGCTTAGTAACTCTTGTTTATTTTGCTCGTCAAACAATGGCTTCATCTCAGCCATGGTGTCATACCATTGGTCTTGAGGTACATTTTGAGCTTTAAGTAATTGAACCACGCTGGCCACAGTCAAAGGCTTAGTACCAATGTCATTCGTTGCTGGTGGTGCAGGAGGTTGCATCATTTGCATACCGCCAGCTTGAGGAGGTTGACCTTGCGCTAAACTTTGTACTGTTTGATATGGAGGTAAACCGCCACCCATTTGTGGTGGACGGGTTGGCATACCGCCTGACTCGCCTGGCATAATACCTTGCGCCATTGGAGGCATAGCGCCTTGCATACCGCCCATACCACCGTTGGGTGATTGTGGAGGAGCCATTGGTACTGAGGTTTGGCCAGGTGCAGGAGGTTGAGGACCTTGCCCTTGACCGCCAGCCACAGGAGGGGGCATACCATAAGCTGAGTTAAGTACGCTTCCGTAATTTTGTTGAGCTTGCAGTTGACGCGCTTGTTGTTGCTTAGCTTGCTCAATTTGCCAATTTTGATAATCGGCTTGTTGCTGTTTTATGGCATCAGCTTTAGCAGCTTGCATCCCTTGAGCGATTCCAGCTAAATTTAGATTCATGATAGCCTCTTATGATGCTGAGTAATATAGACCTGAAGTATCAGGTAATGCGCCAGCACCAGTGTAAACTCCATTGGCATTATAATTATTTTGGTTAGCCATAGATTGTGAGCTTGCATTACCGCCACCAAAAATGGTGCTATTGAGCCAGTTGCTCACTGAAGGATTGCTACCGATTTGCTGACCTAAATACGCACCACCTGCTGCTGCTTGCTGATTAAGGGTTTGCTGACCAATATATTGATTGTATGCGTTCATGCTTGCAGCTTGACCCATGCCCATGTAAGCCTGAGCTTGGTTCATGTTAGTAGCGTTAAGCCCTTGCAAGCCAGCCATTTGCTGAGCATATTGCTGACCGACCACACCAGGTTGTTGCGCGGCATATTGCTGTGCCGATAATGGCACTTGACCAGCTTGTTGTTGATAACCACCAGCAGTACCATACGCACCAGCTTGTGCAGCTAAGTTAGCACCAGTCAATTGACCTTGTGCGCCACCAGCTTGACTACCTTGAGCCATCGCACCAAGACCTTGCGTTTGACGAGCCAATTGTTGATTTTGCCATCCAATGTCAAAGTTTTGCATCGCTTGGTTGTATTCAGCGCCACCCACAGCAGAGTTACCCAAGCCACGCATTGCTTGGCCCGCGTTGACCTGGTCAGTTAGTTGCTGTTGCGTTTGCTGGAATAGCGCGTTTTGTGGGTCAAGCGCAGTCTGATAGACTTGGTTCCCAGCATTGTACAAATTCTGTTGCTGCTGGCTAGATAAAGCTGCTTGCTGACCGTAAGCACCAGCTTGTTGACCAGCCACATTAGCGCCTTGACCGTAATAGTTACCTGCTTGACCGTATGCTTGTAGGTATGGGTCATAATTAATTGCGTTTTGTTGTTGTAATGACTGTTGGAATAACGGGTTTGCACCTTGATACGCTTGGTTTACGATATTTTGGTTTTGACCATACGCTTGTTGCCATGCAGTATCAGCACCGCTTTGCCATGTGGGTTGATAAGCAGGTGCGCCACCACTGT